ATCTCACGAATGATATAGTCCATCTTAGCAAACGGAGCAAGTGTAGGGTTCTGTGCAACTTGTAAGAACTGCATTAGTCTTTGTGATCTTACTTCGTTAGCCATAAGAGAAGCAGTACCTTGAGCCTTTACGTCTAAGTCGCCCTTAATGCTAGGATCATAGTCGAACTGCATGTTGAAGCTAAAGAAAGCTTTACCTAGTGGGTTTAATAAATAGTCATCTACGTTCTTAATAACTGTACGGATTGAACCGTTAGCCGCAGACATAAGCATAGAGATACCTGAAGCGGTACGACCTACGCCTGACACACCTGTTTGACCGTGAGCAAAAGAAGGGAAGCCTGTAGATTCGTCTGACAGTACTCGTGCCTTATCGAACAACTGCATGTTCTCTCCAGCTACGTTAGGGAACTTTGTGCCGAAGATTGCCTGTCCGGGTGCACCCCCCTGTCTCCGAAACACTTTGCCGGGATACACAGATAGATCTTGTCCCGGAACTAAGTTAGTCTCATCAACTTCAATTAATAAGTTACCAGACAACACAGCATTATCAACAGCCATACGCATGAAGCCATTCATTAATGTCTGAGTGTCATCCATGTTCTCTGCAATACCTACACCAAAGAAGCTGTAAGGATTGATCTCATAAGGTACAGCATAGTAAGGTATTAGGGCTGGCTTGAAAGGATTCATAACCATACGAATGATCTGACCATTACATGACCATAGGTTTACGTTTACTTGTTCTGAATCTTTTAACTCACTAGGAATCTTAAGGTCATGATCTTCTAATACTTCACGATCAACAAAACCCCAGAACTCTTTTACTTCGTATCGTTCTGCCTTAGAGCCCTGCTCATCATCTTCCATTATCTGTTCCCACCACTTCTTCTCGTAGGACTCACCTAACTTAATAGCTGTGTCTATAGAGTTGTCACGGAAGAAAGGACGACCTTTAAGAGCACGTAGTTGTGATCTAGACATCTTGTGTCGTTCAATAATATACTCAGCTTCATCCATGTTAGCCGCATCAGGGTCAGGATAGAAATCCCATATAGATACATTGCTAGTAGATGGAACAGTCTTGATAACAGGATCGTAATTACCTTCGTCATCCCAACGAGGGTATTCCTTGTTAGTAGCGAATGGGCCTTTCATTATACCTGTACCAAACAAGGCACACTCAAATGCAGCTAAGCGAAGCTGTTTATTAGCTCCGCTTTCTTCTAACTGATCGTGTATCTTCTTTTGCATCTTCTTAGCGGCAATTTGTGCAGGACGTACCGTTACAGTAGATGGTGTAGTTCCCGGCCCTTCAATTAACTTATCCATTACTGGAGCTAGTTTGTTAGCCATGCCACCTAGTCGTTCAGACAATTGTTGCATTGTCTCACCCGGTTGCAACTTAGACTCTTCTGTAGAGAAGGGAGCAAAGGTTTGGTTTAGTTCTTCTGAAGCATCTGTAGCCGCAGGATCTAAGTTAAAATGTACAGACTCAGCTACACCTTCAGGTAAAGTAGTAGGGTCTACATTAATAGGAAATTTGTTGTTACCAAATAGTACATCTACTATCTGTCCATAAGCGGCTAATGTTTTAGTTTTAGTTACCTTAACGAATACACGAGAGCGTTCAGCTTCAGTAAACTGTACGTCAGGATTATATAAGCCTCTATAGTTACGATAGGCTTTCATCCATCTGTCTTCATCTACACGTCTTGCATCTTCTGCTCTAGAAAAACGTTCGTTAATAAAACCTATAATGTTACCTACAGAAGGATCTGAATCGTACTCACCATCCTTTACATCTTCAATATAAGATGATTCTGCAGATTCAATGTTTTCTTCGTAGTCTTCGTCAAAGTCTATAGGGTTCATACTCAATATCCAAATGTTGGGTCAGACGCTTGAAAGCCTGATCTTGATGTTGCAGGGTCATAGTCAAAAATAGAACTGCGTGGGCGTGTCATTATACCGTAACGTAAAGCATCATATAGGTGATCTTCGGCATGTGTATCAACGTCTTCTGGGTTTCGTTTATCTAAAGGTATACTAGGTAGTTGAGCCACTAGGTTAGTACAATTATTAAATATAACTAATCTAGGCTGTTCTGTAAACTCGTCTACTTGTAGTCTCCTGTGTACTTCGTTCTTACCGGCGATACGTGAACCTTTTGATCTATCTGAGGGTCGCCATCTGCAACCTTTCATTATCATCTGTTCCGCAAGGCTAGGCCCTGTATCACCTCGCTTGTGCCATAAAGAGGAATCTAGTACACCATATCTTATAGTACCATCTTCTGACTCGGCATCTAAAATCATATCAGCCAAATCTGTAGCTGTAACTTTAGAGCAATACATCTCTCTATATACAATCAACTGTTCGTCTGGAGCTACAGCAAACCATATAACTCCTGTATAACTTCCGTAGCCATAATCACAGGCTCTAAACTTAGCCCATCCATTAGGTATATTGTAAGGTTCAACTACATGTATCTTACGATTGAACTCAGGGAAAGCCGCACCTTCGTTAATGTCCCAGTCACCCTCTAGTAACTGCTTGCGTTGGTGCTCTGGTAAAGACAGAAGCATTGCTTCGTAGTCGCCACCATCAGCTAAGTAAGGATTGTCAAACAAACTAGCAGGTATAAACTTGCGTTTGAATAACGGTTCGCCTTCTCTACTGTGGCCTTTAGGATAAGAAAGCATTTCTCCTGTTTCTATATCCGTAGCCCAGAACGGGTCGTTAGGTGTAGAAGGATCAATAAACATCTTCTTGACCCAAGCATGTCCCGGCCCTCCGGGGTTTGTTGTAGCCCTCATGTACAAACCTAATTCAGGTGATGCACTACGTAAACGTGAGCGCATATAATTCCACGCATAGGGACTGTTCCATTGAGTCAACTCATCGAAGGCTACATAGTTAAACGCCTGTCCTTGGTAACGCATAACGTCTGTGTCTTTATCCAAGTAGGACATCCATAGCCTACCACCTTGAGGTGTAGTCCATTGAGACTTTCTCTCTGACCACTTAATACCCGGAATAGCTTTAGGGTATAACTCTTGGCTTTTTTGGATAAGCTCACGTAATTCTTCTGTCGTGTGTCGTACAAGTAGGCCACTAAAGTCTTTGTTACCTAAGTTTCGTAGAGGGTCTGCTAATGTGGCATACGATTTTCCACCACCGGCTGCCCCTCCATATAGTACTTCTCGTTCACTAGCCGCTAGATATTGTGTCTGTGGGCCCGGATTAGGTTTGAATACTACGTCTTGGGCATACTGTACATCGTAAGGAGCAGAGATTGCTTGTGCTGGTACAGTATGTACAGGCTCTTGCTCAACTATCTTCGTCGTAGGTGTAGTATCCGAGCCTTTCTTTTTCGAGGGCTTCGTACTGCGCTTTCGTTTCTTCGAGCCAGAGGGCAAGCTTGCGTTTAATTTTAGCAAGTGACTTACGTTTTCTTTCGACATCTATGCGCTTCTTAAGTCCATCATGAGTTATTTTTCTACCCGACTGTGTGGTTAACCAAGCAGATACTTCTCGGTAACTATATTGCTTCAAGTGTTTCTTTGCAAGTTCTAATAACTCTAACTCGGTAGCAATAGGTTCTAACCACCTATCGTCCTCTGGATCTATACGGTATCCAAAAGGTACAGTTCGTTTAGATAGTCGTGGGATTCTTTCCCATCTTTTAATGTGAGAGGGCTTTGGTAGCATCCAATAGCCCAATTCCGTTTTCTGGAAGTCAGTCTTATGTTTCATCGCCCTGTGAGGAATCCTTTGGTGGTAATATAAATAGACCTCCGCTAGACTCCACTGCAACTTTCTCAGTTTTCACTAAGCCAGAACGATCAAGAACTTGACCTGCAGCTATCATCCTTTCCTTAACACCTAACTGTGTAGGATCATCTAAAGCTGAGCCATAGGCTATAGCCGCTTTAGGGCCTAGACTAGACATGTACTCTTTAGTAGCATCAAAGATTTCATCCTTCAGTGCTAGTCTGATAGACCTAGTAGATGTTGTATCGCTGTAACCTGCTAATCGCTTAGCTACAGCCGCATCTCCGGAAGCCTCTTCAAACAAGACTTCCAGAAACTTTTTTTGGTTCTCTGTAAGATTACGAGCCATTCATTCTCCGTCTGATATCGTATCTTGCGATACCCATATCTTTTAATTCTCTATCGGTTAAGTGTGTAAGTAACCACAGGTCTGCTCTAGCTTGTTGTGATCTTTGTATTGAGTCGTTAAGGGCTTTAAGCCATTTTGAAAATGTTTTGAACATGTATTTCTCCAGTATGATACTACAAACTATTTGTAGCTTTCTGGAGTATAGTTATACATATATAGTTATATCACACTATTGCTGATATTGCAACCCCGTTATGCCTTATCGGTTGGGACTATAAAACTCTCTACAAGATATTAAAGCTTCTATAGTATTAGTAGTCTCGCCATAGGCAAGAATCTTATCTCCAGCATGTAAATGCAATAATCCGTTACCGAATACATTCTCTGCAGAGTTACCTGCGATAGTGTGGTTTTTAAGTACATAATGATAGGTAGTATCGTCTTGGTGGTAGAACTGTAGATACACTTTCTTTGATGAGTTGT